TTAACTTGGTCGTATAACTGCTCTACTGTACCGTTATTGTCCAATTCGTAATTGAACACTTGCCCTATCCAGGCCCACTCACTGCGATGTACCCGAGGATAGCGTTGCGGCATTAGCTGTCCTGCATCTTCCAACAACCACTGTCTATCCTCGTGGGTAGTATTTTCTGTCATGGCACATTCATACCATTCGGGCAGCGGACCTCTTTTGACCCAGACACAAATTCCTCCAAGTTGGCGTATTGCTGCTATTTCGTTAGGGAATCTAACATCACTAATAACAATATCATCTACAGTTTTGCGTAGCCTATTTTCCATGCTGGCGATCCAAATGTCGTCGTGGAATCCTTGTCTGCACACTTCGGTGCCCCATAATTGTAGCATATAGCGTGGAGTTAGTTGGGGCATGTCTAAACGATCAGCCCACCATGGATCTACTTGTTCACGCCACTCACGTGCCTCTGGTGTAAGCCCCTCTAACAGTTCTCTATCCCATCCAAACACTCGAGCAACTGCATCTTTTAATGTGCCTGCAAAACTATCTCTAACAAACCCGTGTTTGGCTACCAAATAGTTAGCTACTGTATCTTTACCTGAACCTATAAACCCTGTAATTCCTATGATCATAAAAAATGCCCCTTAAGGAGCATTGTATTTTATTTGTGGCTAAAAGTCAAATACCGTATTTGTTCTTTTTTCTTGCTGCCACAATACTTTGTTTATTGATTGTGGGTCCTTCTTGGCTACGCATATCGCCATGATTGATATCTTGGTATTTTGCCCCAACTGCTTGGTATGCTTTTTCTAACTTGTCTTGATCTGCTTGACTATACGGTGCTGCCACTTTCCATTTACCTACCCAAGATTCTTTATCTGTGTGAGGATCTGTTTTGCCATCTGTGCTGGCTACTGCCAAGCCCAAACGATATAGTGTATAGTCACCATTCCAACGGTCGCCATCAGTGAACTTATTTAATCCACGGGTCGATTGCTGCTGACGCTTGGTCAATTTACCCACTGTAGATTCTGCAATAACTTCGTTAATTTTCATATTATCCAATTACCCAAGTCAACGGCTGAGACCCATCAACATAATCTTTTAACTGTTGCTCTAGCTCTTGCATTTCTGTCACTGCTTCAGATTTCAAACTAGCGCCATTTAATTGTGTACCGCCCTGTGGACCGGCAATACTTGCAAATTTTTCTCTAGCTTCACCTAATATACGTTTAGCAAAACTGTAAGCATACTCTTGGATCCAAGGAAACGCTTGAAAGTCGTTTAGTATCATTGAATCAGGTTTATAGTTGTAAATGTGTAGCAACACATCTTCCATTTGCTCTTCTTGTTGATTTGCACCAGCATAAGGAATCTTACGAATTAGTGTAAGTTTTTTTGTAGTTTTATTAAACGTATAATTCAGATAACCGCCGAACATACGCATTGACAATTTCTGATAGTCCACAAATAGTTCGTAGCTTAACAATCCACCAACACGACCTGCTACCAGCATATAGGTATTAAGATAGCCGGAACTGAACGGTTCAAACTGGCTTGCTGTAGTACCCGTTACGCTACCAATACCGCGACGATATGCTGCCCTGACTTCCATAACTTCATTGGGCAGTATATACTCTTGTGTTTCGGGTTTTAATTTAAGAAAGGCGTAGCTTTCTTCTTGACTGTTTGCTGCACGTTGACGATATTTAATAAGGGCCTGTTTAATGGCCATTTCATAATGTTCTTTATCTAGCTCGACATCTACAATGCCGTCAGCTAAACGCAAACGAATGTAATCGGTGATTTCGGTACGTTTATTGTTTACTGTATCTAGCTCAGGTGCAGCAATAGTACCTAATTGTTCATTAGGATCGTAAGCAATATGCCCTGTGCCTGTTCCAGTATTTGCGTTCCAAAGACTGTCTGTTACAAGTACGCCGTTAGCGTAAAAATTAGTAGTATCTGCTGTAGCCATTTAGGTGTCCTGATAGTGTATTTACCAGGACACCTGTCACTTAGTTGATTCGAAGCAGGACCATGTCTGCGTTGATCCGTCCGTTTCCGATAGTTTCTGTTGCCTTGATATCCTCTAAAAACTTGCGTAGCTGCACTTTGGTAGCTCGAGCAAACTCTTTGAGTTTTTCGTCGGGTTTACGCAGGGTTTTACCCACGCTCTTGGCTGCATCAAATCCTGTCAGGCTAGTTCCTTTGATGCCCAGTGGGCCTTGCAAACTGTCAGCCACATATTTGTACAGTTTACGAGTTTTGGTATTGTAGCACCAAAGCTCTTGGGCTCCAACAATGTCCACAGGATTAACGGACACTAATTTAAGTGTCTTTTCCTCTTTCATATATTTGAGCTTGCTAACAAGTTTTTCTTTGTTAGGAGCACGTTTTACACGAGCTTTTTTGGTTGCTTTTTTAACACCGCGATACTGTTCAATTGCATCTAGTATGCCATCAAGAAATGCATAATGGCGTTTGAAGTCTGCGGCCTTGTAGTGACGATAGGACTCTACAAATTCTTCAAACATCTTTGCCTGTGCTGCACCTAGTTCGGCTTTGCGGGCACTGAACAGTTCCTCAAACTTTTTGAGTTGACCTTGTGGTACAGTATTAGAAACAAAGTAATCGTATGCTCGTGGATCAACTGTACTGCCCATGACAACTTCGTCGTACAGGCCTTCAAAATGTGCCAGGTGCTCGCTTGTTTTTTCGTTAAGTCTGTCCTGGATAGTTTTAACGGCTGCAGGTACCACAGTTTTTTGCTCAACAACAGGTTCGTCTTCAATGTCGCTGTTTAGTGCAATATAAATTTGATCTTTGATGTACTTGAGTTCTTTGTCACGCAACGGCATGCCCTGTGTATGTGCCTTAATGAGGCTGCACACAGTCATGGGCACTGAGCGATCGCCGGTACGTATAAATCTACTAACTTCGGCTTTGCTGTAATTGTCCTTCATCCAATTTACTACATACTTCTTGAGATCCTTTTGGGTATAAAAATAATTGTAATAAAAGAATGCTTTACGCAAGAAGTGATCAAATTCTTCCTGAGACATTTTGGCTGCTCGTTCCGTGTCCCAGACTGGTTCTCCACCTGTGTACTTTTCGTCGCTAAACAACGGGTCTCTAGTTTTTTTAGGTGCTTTTTTGGGTGCTTTAATGCTTTGTGCTGTGGCCATGTCAACTCCTTGCAAAAACTATATTATACTATCTATCCGGATTTTCGTCAATCAATGTTGCAAACATGAGCCACTGTTGTAATTCTTGCAACTCTTGTTTGCATTTAGCTAACTGTTTGGTGTGCTTTACGTAATTGCCTGTTCTACGGGCATCAATTTCTATTCGACTTAGCTCAGTTACACTATTATACAAGTTGTCACGCATTTTGCGTAACTGGCGCTGATTTTGCCAATTATGCAATGCGTGAACATTGCGGCGCAGTTGCTGATCTAGCAACGCCCAGTCGTTTAAAGAGTTAAATTCAAACATGTGCAAATTATACTATTTTTGGTATTTACTGTCAAACTAAATACTAGATACGAGGATTTTATTGTGCCTAGATTATCACTTTGGAAAGAAGGTCGACACAGCAACGATTATAAGTTTATGGATCGTCGCATGAGTGAAATGTTTACTGTTGGCGGCACTGGGATTTATGTTCACAAGTATCTTGGCATAAATGAGCAAAATTTAGTTAAGACCACCAGTGCTATTCAAGGATCCGCTGGTGTCACATTGACATTTGCAAGTACCACAGACGTTGATTTAGGAATGTATGTGATTGGCGCAGGCATTCCAGCAAATACCACAGTTTCTGCAAAAACTTCAACTACAGTTACTTTGAGTGCAGCCACAACCGCTGCTCTAGCATCTGGATCTGTAATAAAATTTTACACAGAAGCTGCCAAACCAAGTTATATCAATGACTCTGCACTAAACATTCAAGATCTACTATTTTTAGAAAATAGAGATAGAAAATACGATACCAGTGTTTATAACATCAGAGGCATTTATCAAGTTCAAGATGTAACTTTTGATCTAAGCCAATTTGGTATGTTTCTGCAAACAGGAACATTGTTCATGGTGTTTCATATCAATGACATGATAGACACACTTGGTAGAAAGTTAATGCCAGGCGATGTAATAGAATTACAGCATCTCAAAGATTATAATCCTTTGGACACAACCTTACCTGTTGCTCTTAAAAGATTTTATGTGATCAGCGACTGTCAAAATGCTGCCGAAGGTTATAGTGCCACTTGGTGGCCTCATCTATGGCGTTGCAAAATCAATCCGCTG